ACCATCGATGCCACGTCAAGTCCTGCGTAGCTCCCTCGCACCTTCGTGCCGTTTCCTATAAGGCGAACGCCGAGAATCGGGACGGCGCACGCAAGGGTAGTAAGTCGGGCGAGTGGGGCGTGTCCTGGCATAAGAAGACGGGCAAGTGGTGCGCACGCGTCCGACACAACGGAGTGATCCACTACGGCGGATATTTCGCCGACTTACCAGAAGCCGCAGAAGCCGCAAAGCAACTGCGGCTTTCTTTATTCCACTTCAATGACCAGGACAGGAAGACAGCATGACCAACCCACCAGCCCCAGCCCCCGGTTACCGCATCGAAAGGTGCGCGAACCTCTTTGTCTATATCAAGCAGCCATGGTGGCATCCTCACCAGCGAACGTGCGACGTGTTCCGCGCCCCTCATGCTGACTGCGACTGCGGAGCTGATATCACGTGGTGACCCCCGCAGCGTTAGAAGACTCCCACGACGACTGGCTCGGGGACGCAGTAGCAACCATCATCGGCCTCGTTCATTCTCAGGAGCTCGTCACAGCAGACGATGTCCGCCGCGAACTCCGACCCGCACCGCATCACAACCTCGTGGGCATCGCATTTACAACAGCCAAGCGCGCCGGCCACATCGAGGCCGTGAGTTACCAGACATCGACCAGCAAGACCCGCAAGCACGGCGCATTGCGTACGTGGCGGCTCAAAATAAACGAAGGAGCTGCCTCGTGAGTATCGGAACCTTGCTCGTCGTCGTCCTGCTTATCGGCTTCGGTGTCGCTATCCTCCCGGCCCGACGCGCCGACCTCGCCGAGTACCACCTACTCCACGGCCCGTCCGATGGCTGCCAGGAGTGTGCGGAATGAGCGAGTACTACTGCACCGCGGAAACTTATCCGCAGACCCGCGAGACGCCCCGCGAACTATGCGACGAACTGGTTTCGTCCGAGGGTGATCTTTGCGAACGGCACGACTACACCGACGAAGACGCGGCTGACGATGCACGCGAACACGACCACGAAACGAAAATGGGGTATTGAGATGTTGAAGTTTTTCAAGCGCAACCGACCCGCACACCGGGCCGTCACAGCACCGCCCGTAATCCTGGCGCCGGCTGATCAGATCATCGCCGCGTATCACCGACTGACCCCGGCACAGTTCGCCGCACTCCCGGCACTCGTTCAGCGGGACATGCGCGAACACGTCGCATGGGAAGCACGGTCAGCATCATGACGGCGCGGGTAGAGCTGACCACCGAGCAGCGAGACGCGGCCATTCGTGCGATTGAGAGCTACGTCGGGCCGAATCTTGCAGGCTGGCCCCACCTACCGCGGGTCTACTTCGGTGGCGCGGTAGACGCCATCATATACGCCGTGAATAACAACCCTGAGCGGGGCACTAAATGACCGCCGCGGAACTCAACGCAGAAGCCGACGTCTTGGAGCGCGAGACCATCCTCGTGCAGGGCGTCACGGATCAGCAGCGGCTTCGTGGGCTCACGTTCGACTACAACGCCCCGCTACCCGATCTGCACATACGACAGGCCCGCTCATGGGAACCCGCCGCCCGCCACTACCGGGACCTTACTGAGGGGGAGAAGTGAGCCAGCTAGACGAGATTGAGGCGCGGCTAGCAAAAGCCGCACCGGGCGCTATCACCATCACGCCGTCAGACGTTCACTACCTGCTCACCCTCGCCCGCAAGCAAGCCGACGCGTTGGAGGCCGTGCGAGGACTGCACCAGCCAGTCATGGAGTATGAACAGCCGGTCGGGTGCAGCGAATGTGACTGGGACGCTATCTATCCTCGCCAGCAATGGCCGTGCCCGACACTATCCGCACTAAAGGAGCCCCAGCCATGAGCCAGCGCCAACCGGACTACGAGGCCCTCCGTGAGTTACAGGCCCGCTCCCAGGAAGCCGACCGCATCGGACCCGACCATCAACCCGCCGACCACGAGGAAGACCAGCCATGACCACCACACCAGCCGCCGTCCTCCGACTCGCGCAGGCCGTACCAGAGACGCCGGAGAGTTTCCTCATCGTGCGGGAACTCATCAAAGCGCTAGAGGATCTGGTTGCCATCGCAAACAGGGGGACGGTATGAGTAGCGAACCGTGCATCCCCGCCGGGCATGACCTTGACGAGGGCGGCATAGTCACAATCCAGCACCGCATCAGCAGGGGTGAGGTCATTATCCGCTGCGGCGAGTCAATCGTCATGGCCGTTGATGCCGGAGAGTTCTTTACCGCAATCGAGAAGTTGCCATGACCACCTACCGCGCCCAACGCCTGCGTTTCGGCATCCTCGCCGCACGCCACGCACTCGAACGTCACCGGCTCACCGAAGACCAGACGGACTTCCTCGAAGGGTGCGAGACGGTCGGGTGGGCGATCAAGTATTCACGCAAGGCTTACGCAAGGGAGATCAACAATGCCATCTACCGAATGTGAAGCCGAGGAACGCAACCAGCGCGCCCTCTACCTGCTCCAAAACGAATGGGGCTGCGGAAAGATCGACATCGGCGAAATGGTTCGCCTACTACGCGGGGACCCCTGCGAACACAACTAAGCCGCCACCGAGCGGCTTTTTTCATGACCAGATATGGGGAGACAAATTGAGCCTGGAAATATTCACAGAGTTAACGCAGGGCACGGACGAATGGCTGGCTGCACGAGCCGGCATCGTCACGGCATCCGTTGTTGGTCAGCTCATCACGCCGAAGACGATCAAGCCCGCCGTGAACGACTACTCACGCGGCCTGACAACGTTGCTCGCCGCCGAACGCATCACCGGGCACGTCGAGCCCATCCACGAATCATCCGACATGCTCCGTGGCACGTTGGATGAGCCCTTCGCCCGCGACCTATACAGCGAACACTTCGCCGAGGCTACCGAGGTGGGCTTCATGGTCCGCGATGACTGGGGATTCCGCATCGGCTACTCACCGGACGGGCTCGTCGGCGATGACGGCCTGATCGAAATCAAGTCGCGCCGTCAGAAGAAGCAGCTCGCCACGATCCTGGCTGACGAGGTGCCGCTGGAGAACATGGCACAGATCCAGTGCGGACTCCTTGTGTCCGGCCGCGAATGGCTGGACTACGTGAGCTACTGCGGCGGAATGCCCTTGTATGTCAAGCGCGTTTTGCCGGATCCGAAATGGTTCCACGCGATCTTCCAAGCCGTCGAAGCCTTCGAGGACAACGCCGCACAGATGGTCAAGAACTACCAGACCAATACCGCCGGACGCCCGGCAACCGAACGCATCAACCACTTTGAAGAGATGAGATTCTGATGGACCTGACAGCAAGCATCGCCCCGCGCAGTGATCAGCTCAACGCGGATGACCTCATGGGCGGCCCCGTTACCGTGACGATCCATGAGGTTGTCGAGGGTAGCGCGGAACAGCCCGTTGACGTCCGCCTCGTGGAGTTCCCCGGCCGCGCTTACCGACCCTCCAAGTCGATGCGTCGCGTAATGGTAATGGCGTGGGGAGTCGAGGCGTCCGCATACTCCGGCCGCCGCCTGACGCTCTACAGGAACCCAGAAATCACGTTCGGCAAGGACAAGGTCGGTGGCATCGAAATCAGCCACCTGAGCGACCTTGCCAAGCCGCTAACCGTCGCACTCACCGCAACCCGCGGGCGTCGCAAAGCATTCACCGTCCAACCTCTCCCCGCAGCCCCCGCACCTGACCCGCTCGCCATCCCGGAGCGCGTACTCGTTGCCGCACCCGAAGCCATCGAAGCGGGCAAGGGCGCCGAGTACCTGGAATACCTGCGCACCAACAACGCACCCGCCCACATCATCGAGTTCGTACAAGACCTCATCAACGACGCAAGCAAGGAGAATGCAGAGTGACCTACCTCGGAAGCTGCCGATTGGCAGAGCATGACCCGGACCCGGACGAATCAAATCACCGCGTCACCCCCGGCGCGTGGGTTACGGCAACTTGCATCGAAAGGGACATCGCCTTTGGTGCCGAAGAAGTAACCGTCTGGTCAGGGCTTACCGATCTGGATGGTGAGTACGGCGCGCCGAGCATGTTTACCGAGTGGGGAACGGCTGACGGTACGCGCCCCATCGTCGCCGACCTGCGCTGGTTGGCCGAAGATGACAAGCGCCCATGCGAACACATGATCTACATACAGGAGCCGACCGCATGAACCCGTTAGCGGGCCGTGTCGACGCGTCGATTCACGCGGCCGAACTCAGCAACCTCGACAACTTCGGCGAGGTCATCGGCCACCAGCTCGCAATGGGCAAACACGGCACTCGGATCTATATCACTGGCGAGATGGCCCGGCAGTGGATCACCGAACTCAGCAAAATCGCAACAGAAGGAAACAAGTAACCATGAGCGACATCACCACCGTAGGCAACGTAGGCGAACCGGCACTGAAGTTCACGCCGCAGGGTAAGCCGGTCCTTGAGTTCAGCCTCGCCGAGAACCACAGCAAGAAGAATCAGCAGGGTGGCTGGGACGAGGACGGGACCACCTGGCGCCGCGTGACCATCTGGGACAAGAAGGCCGAAGCGCTGGCCGATGTCCTCAAGAAGGGCGACCGCGTCATTGTTACCGGCTCCGAACGTCTTCGCGAGTACACCGCCAAGGACGGCACGCAGGGGAAGTCACTGGAGATCAACGCCCGCGACATCGGCATCATCCCGCGAGCCCAGCAGAACACCGCACAGCCCGCCGCGCAGGGTGGTTGGGGTAACCAGCCGGCCAACTCCGGCGGGTGGGGCAATGGTCCCGGTGGCGCACCCGGCGAACCTGCTTTCTGACCATGAAAACCAAACCCAAGGGCATCCACGCCACGTTCACGACCTCGTGTGAGTGCGGTGCCGAGCTGACCGTCACTAACGGCCGCGTGGATAAGCACGAATGCGAGCGACCACGGCCGATCACACTGGCCGACCTGCGGGCCGCGCTCGGTAAATAGCACGGCTGAGTCACATCACTTAGGCGCCCACTGAGGCGCCATTCCTATTTGCGGCGCCCGGCACATGTCGGGCGCCGCAACCATACCCGAAGGGACGCCATGAGCCCCACCCCCCGCGCCCGGTCGCTCCCATACCGGCCGCAACTCCGCGCCTGTGACCGCATCTGCCAACGCTGCGGCATCAAGTACCGCGTCAACCCGCAACGAGGCACAGTACACGCCAAGTGCCGCGACTGCCGGGACGTCGGGTGAGTGACCCGTGCTGCCACCTATGTAAAGGCGCACACGGGATCTGCCTGAGCCGCTTCCAATGCAACCACCACATTGAAGCCGACAAGCAGGACGACGCCAACCACCGCGCCAGGCAGCTCTACTACAACCCCACGGCTGACAAGGCCATAGCAAATGTCACGCGAGAGAGGAAAAGGAAATGAGCTACATCCGCAACGCGCCAAAGCACAACCTTGAAGCGCTCCGAATTCAGCAGCAAATCGCAGCGTCCGCACTCGAAAAGGCCGAGAAGGAACTCGCCGACATCGAAGCCCAGGAACGCGAAATCGTAACCCTCCACCGCCGAAAAATCGCAACCGCACGGCGCATCCAAGAGACAAAGAACCGCGTCGAACTCGCCGCCCGAAAACTCGCAGACCCGCCAATCATCTGGGGCGGACCAGACGGGCTCATCGAAGCAGCCAAAGAATCGGCACGCTACGACAAACGACGGCGCGCACTCACCGGCCAAGACAAGCCGCGCCGGAAGGTTGCATAATGCCCGGCTACGTCTACCGAGGCACCCAGCCACTCAAGCCAGAAGACGTGATTCCGGCCAAAAAGACACGCGTACGAGCCCCACGAGCCCCATTCAACCCGGAACTCTGCGGCACCATGGACGGCCACCGACAACACCGCCGCCACAGCCAAAAACAATGCCGACAATGCGCCGCCGTAGACAACCAACGACGCCGCGAACGACAGGCGACAAAACAACAATGAGAGGACGTGACCCGAGTGGCGCGTGAACACGCGAGAATCCAGACATCAATCTGGATTGACGATGACTTCCTAGACCTCACGCCCGAAGCTCAGCACCTTTACCTGGTCATGACCACGCAGTTGACGCTGAACTTCTGCGGCGTCACGGGATGGCACGCTGGCCGAATCTCACAGCTCGCCGCCGGATGGACCGCGGCAAGGGTAGAGAAGGCTGCCGCCGAACTGTCAGAGCGGCTTTACCTGGTCATCGACGAGGTAACCGGGGAAGTCCTAGTGCGGTCCTTTGTGCGCAATGACGGACTACTGCTTTCACCCAACATGACCAAGGCCATGTATCGGACCTTTGCAGAGATCGGCTCCCGTACACTCCGTGCCGTCGTCGTGCATGAACTGAAGCGGCTCCACTCGGAACAGCCCCTACTGAAGGGTTGGGAGGCGTGCGCAGACCTACTGGACAAGCGATCCATCGACCCCCGCGAACTGGCCCTATTCAACCCTTCCGCACCGCCGAGTGGAACCCTTCCCGAAAGGGTTCCCGAAACCCTTCCAGGCAGCATCGGGAACCCTTCGCCTGCTCCCTACTCCCTACTCCCTACTCCCTACTCCCACACTCCCGACTCCCCGCAGCGGAGCCGCTACCCGACCGACTTCGAAACCGTCTGGGCGCTCTACCCGGCGAAGCGTGACAAGAAGGCCGCATACAAGGCGTACGTCAAGGCCATCAAGGAAGTCAGACTGGAGGACCTCATGGCCGGGGTTGTCCGATACCGCGACGACCCAAACCGGGAAGCGACCTTCACAAAACACTTCAGCACGTGGCTGAATGCCGGCTCATGGGATGACGAGCCACTGCCGGCCCGCAATGGCAGTAAGGCGATGGACCATAGTGCCCGTGGGATGGCTAAGGGAATAGCGATGCTCCAGGCATACGACGAGCAGCATCAAGACACTTTCGCACTGGAGGCGTAATGGACCACAAGCAAACAATCGCGATGCTCACATGGATCAACCAAGTAGACCCCCGCGTGATGCTCAACGAAGCCAACGTCGAAGTCTGGGCTTATGCGATGAGCAACATCCCATCCGACGTCGCCAAGCAAGCCGTCCTGGAGCACTACAAGGCGCACGAGAACATCGCAGCGTCGGCCGGCGCAATCAGCAAGCGGGCCGCGAACATCAAAAACAGCCGGGAAGCAAAACAGCAGGCACTAGAGCCGACCGCCGCACCTTTCAAGCATCCAATGTCGTGGCGCGCACGCAACCCCGCCGAGTGGGATCGCCTCATGGAGCAAGGCCGCATGGAACGCCAAGCCGACCTGCGAGCGCGGGGCAGGATATGACCCAGACCCCCAACTCGCAATGGGCATCGACTGGATGAACCGTGACGGCCTACGCGAATCCATCCCGCCGGCATACTCCAAATTCATCGGCTGGTACTTGATGGATGAAGTTCTCAAGCGCAGGGAGCTGGCGGCATGAAGGGCTTGTTCTGCCGGCTCGGATTCCACTACTGGGGGCCGCTCTTCCTAAACAAGTGCAATCTCTGCGGAAAGAAGACCTCATGACCCCGCCGCAGCCATTTGCAGACGCCACCAGCGCGACGGGAGGGGCGCAAGGGGTTCCTGTTGCACATGGGGAAATTGAGGCGCTTAGCAAGGGCGTTCCCAGGGTGTGGACGATAACAATTCCGGCCGCGATCCCAATGCTAAGCCTCAACCAACGCTTGCACTGGGCGCCGAAAGCGGAGAGGACGCGAACCTGGAGGCGCACGGCCATGATGTGCGCGCAAGTAGCCAAGCTCCCCAAGAACCTCGACCGCGTCCATATCGTCGCCCACATCACCAAACCCACAGCCCGCCAGTATGACGTTCACAACCTCATGCCAACGCTCAAAGCCTGCGTAGACGGACTCGTGGATTACGGCCTCATCCCCGACGACACCAACGCACACCTAACCGGCCCGGACCTGCGTCAAGGCGGCAAAGGCGAACTAGGCGTCACCATCACGATCACGGAGGACCTTGAATGAGCCTTGAATGCACGACTGAGGATTGCCAGAACCACACGTCAACCTACCTTTGCGGGCAATGCGTCGCGGACCTGCAAGCATGGATTGATAAGGTCCCGCCGCTAATCGAGGCCCTTTATGTGACCATCGCCAAGCTCGACAACGTCCGCTCAGCCGGCGGTGGAGGTGGTGGCGGATCCAAGCCAGGGTCTAAGGCGCCGATCAATCTTGACGCATCCGAACTGAGGGCCAACCTCATGAGTGTTGGGACTGATGCCAAAGCGTATGCCCACGACGAACGAGCCGCCGGGCTTGCGTGGCTCATCCAAGACTGGGCAACCAAGGCTGAGCTACTCGTTAGCGGACCAGAAGCCGAGACCATCAACCACGCCAAGAACGCCGAACGAGTCAAAGGCATAGCCCCAGCAATGCCCACACGGCAACTACTCCCATGGCTCCGAGAAAAGGCAGGCATCCACATCAAGGGCCAGCAGATCCGGGACTGGGCAAGGCGCGGAAAACTCAAAGCAGCAACGAGCGAACCGTCACCCACCTACCACCCGCACGAAGTCCTAGCCGCATGGCACCAAACCAGGAAAGAAGAAGCGCGATGACCAGCCGGCAACTCCACTACAACAACGACGACGGCGTGTGCCAATACCATGACTGCGGCCGGACGATCCCCGACGAAATCACCATCCAACTATGCGACAAGCACCTGCGACTCGCCTACGCCGCGTACCTACTTGTTAATGGTGCCCAATTGCCGTAAAGTGTGGCAAAGCGGCGTAATTGCCGCCCCATCAAACAGCCGGAAGCCAAGCGCTACCGGCTTTTTTGTGCCCAAGCGAGGAAGCCCATGCGGCGATGTAAGCGACGGTGCACACCAAACCCCCACCGAGCCACAGCGGTCTGACTGCGGCGTACAAGTGAACAGCCATGCTGCCTACTCTCAGTGGCGGCATGGAGGGATGGACCGCTCTGAGGCGGCACAGGGCCCGCGACCCTACCATCCCACTAGGCGCCCGAACGTAGCCCCCCATATGCGTTCGGGCGCCAACTACTTAGCTACTCCCCGTCAACGCCGGGTCTTCCACTGTTCTACCGGCGAAGGCTGTTCGCGGACTGTCTTGGGCAGAACCTTTCACCGTGTCATGAACAGACCTGCGGGGAGTAGCCGCATACCAAACAAGGGGGCACCACATGTCAGACGCAACACAACAGGCCATACACGACGCCATCGCCGCGCACATCGAAGACATGAACGAGGACTCTCCGCAGTACCTCACGGACTGGGTTATAGTCGCCGCCGCCGTCGTATCCGACAAGCCAAAGGGTACGGCCTACTGGTACCTGGACTCAGACCTGCCACTTCACCACGCAACCGGGCTACTCCAATACGCGAGCGACTTCGTGACCGCGCCGGACGATGCCGACGACGATGAATAACGAAATGTGCGACCGGCACCCATCAGCGCGGGCACAGGTGCGGGTACTACTGCCCAGCCTAGGCGAACTGTTCTTCTGCCTACACTGCGCCCGCACCCTGAACTTCGGGGAAGACTTCTATATCGAGTACGAGGTTGTGACTGTCTAGCGAACGTTTCCAGCAGCGTCCGCAGTCAACACCTTGCGCTCAACCTTGCGGTTCACCAGCTTGAAGAACACCACGATCAGCCACAACCCGCCAGTCAAGACGGTAAGCAGGATGTTCCAGAACCAGCCGAGCTTAGGCTTCCTGGTCAACACAGCCTGCGTGTCAGTGCGGGACTCAATAGCCCACCCCTGGCTGACGTGCTTGGCAACGGCCTGATCCAACATGGTTCCCCCAATAGGTAGTGGTTAGTGGATCCAGTGTAGGGCCACACGAACCCGGATTAAAAGGGGTGACGATGGCAACCTCACGCACGGGCACCGCGACATGGAAGCGGGTACGAGGCCAGGCTATCTACCGAGCCAAGCGCTCAGGCCTAACCAACTGCCCCGACTGCGACGTGCCACTCGACTACGAGGTAGGACTCACGCCGGCCAGTGCAGAAGTAGACCACATCATCCCGCACAGTCTCGGAGGGCGCGACGTACACGACAACGTGCGCGTCTGCTGTCGCCTATGCAACCAATCAAAGGGCAACCGGGCAGCCCCCAAGGCGCGGGAAATCCAAGCGCCATTGAAGACATCGCGTAAGTGGTGACGCCAAAGTAAAAGCCCCGCATCTGCGCTAACAGATCGGGGCCATGAACGAACTGTCTAAGGAGTTCGATATGTCCATTGTGTCATGCAAAGAAACAGACTGCCAGCGCAAGGTTCAATCGCGTGGCATGTGCAGCACTCACTACTCATACTGGCATCGAGCTAACAATGGGCGAGCCGATAAGCTGCACAACAAGAGCTGCGCCCACTGCACTGAGCCGTTCGCAACAAAGACCAAGAGGGTAGTCTTCTGCTCCCTGACCTGCGCCCAAGCAGCTAGGCCGCGCAAGGTAAGTCCGACCGCCCTGGTTAGATATCAGCGCAGCCGGGTATGGCTAGGCGTGACGCTACCCCCAGTGCGACCGGCGTGGACGGCGGGACAATGCGCCTACTGCCCAACGTACTTCGTTGGCACGGCAGACTCAAGGTACTGCTCCGAGAGGTGCAAGACCAACGCCGCATGGAAGAGACGCTACGACAAGCGCGGACAGTTCAAGGTGACCGACAAGCTGAGGCTTGCGATCTATGAGCGCGACGCCTACACCTGCCAACTATGCAACGAGATGGTTGACACGGCACTTCACTATCAAGATCGTATGGCAGCCACGCTCGATCACATCATCCCGCAATCGTGGATGCTTATTCCCGATCATTCAGAGGGCAACCTCCGCCTAGCCCACCGTGGGTGCAATAGTACCCGCGGGGACCGTGTTTTAGCGGCCTAAAGGGGTGGGGAGGGGGACCTTGAAGCCTCCAAAGTTCGCACCTCCGGCATTACGAAAAATATCCCCCCGAGTTCCGTTTTCCACGCCAGGAGGTCCGATGTCACTCTCTGAGGAGGCTGCGAAGGGCCGTCTTGCGGGCTTGATTGCCTTGCGTGATGTGCTGGCGAATGAGATCGGCACTGCGGAGCAGGCGCGGGATGTGGCGTCTTTGTCACGCCAGTTCACGGATGTCCTTTTGCAGATTGATGAGCTTGAGGCGCCGACGTTGGAGAAGCCGTTGACCGCTCTGGATGAGTTGAATAAGCGGCGTGAGGCTAGGGCTAGTAAGACTGGATAGGTGATGTCGTGGCTGCGTTGTTGGGGGTGCAGGAGCCGCGTGTAGCCAAGTTTCCTCGGTCTAAGTGGTCCGATGCTGATGATTGCGCGTTCCTGGCGACCGCTTACGGCCTGAAGCCTGATCCGTGGCAGTTGAACGTGCTGAATGCTTGGATGAATCGTGGCAGGGATGGCAAGTGGCTGGCTGGTCGCTGGGGCATTACTGTTCCGCGTCAGAACGGCAAGAATGGCATCCTCGAAATGGTGGAGCTGTTCTTCATGGCTCAACTGGGCTTGAAGATCCTCCATACTGCCCACGAGGTTAAGACTGCCCGCAAGGCTTTCCTCCGCATCGCTTCGTTCTTCGAGAATGAGCGCAAGTACCCCGAACTTGCGGAGCTGGTCAAGGACATCCGCAAGACGAATGGTCAAGAGGCCATCATCTTGCACAACGGCGGGTCTGTTGAGTTCATTGCGCGCTCTAAGGGCTCCGGCCGCGGGTTCACGGTGGATGTCTTGGTGTGTGATGAGGCTCAGGAGTATGGCGAGGATGCGCAGGCCGCGCTTCTACCGACTATCTCCTCCGCCCCTTCCGGTGACCCGTTGCAGATCCTCTTGGGGACTCCGCCGGCCCCGAATATGGACGGCGATGTGTTTTCGCGGATGCGTACCGCTGGCGTGGCCGGCAAGGACAAGCGTCTGGCGTGGGTCGAGTGGTCCGTTGCTGGCGATGTTGATGTTGCAGACAAGGGCTTGTGGGCTGCGACTAATCCGAGCCTTGGGATACGCCTGAATCAGACGACGATTGAGGATGAGTTCGGCGCGATGTCTGAGGAGACGTTCGCTCGCGAGCGACTTGGCATGTGGGCATCGGATGAGCAGATGTCCGTTATTCCTTCTGGCGTGTGGGCTGATCGTTCGGTAATGACCGTCCCCGCGGTCCCGGTATCTGCGTATGGGATCGACATGAATCCTGAGCGGACCCTCGCGTCGGTTTCTGTCGGGCTGCGTTCTGACGCTGGCGTGCATGTTGAGCTTGCTGACCTGGATGACGCTGCCGCGAACACTGATGCGCTGATTGAGTGGATTGTGAAGCGTGCCGGTAAGCGGATCCCCGTGG